AGAGGTTGGTGTTATTGATGCAGACAAACCTGTAATGTCTACATAGCTAGTAGAAGTATTTGTTTGAGTGCCTGTTTGCACGTCTTGAACAACTTGAACCACATGACCCGGCATAAGCGCCTTGCCGTTGCTATCAATTGTGATAGCAGACGTACCCGCCGCATTATTGATTTGGTCTACATTTAATATCGAAGCCATACTTGCCTCACAGTATTGTTAAGTTGCCATTGACCGTCAGTGTAGCACTGGTGTCAATGGTAAGCGCGCCAGCAGCCGTGGCATTATCTGCGGTTGCAATTGTGACATTGCTTGTAAGCGTCTGGGCGTTAACCCTGAATATATCACCTTTGCCGTTTGTTGTATCGCCTGTATCGCCGTTGTTACCTTGAAAGGAACCAGCGCCAAAACTAATACCAGAGTCTAGTTTAGCCTGAGTAACCGCACCATTTTGTATCATAGCTGAAGTAATGGTGTTGTCTGCTGGCGTTACTGTTTGCTGTGCCTTGCCCTGAAAGACAACGTAAAAGTCATCTGTAGCTACAATGCTGCCTGTCATAGTAAGGCTAGTACCACTAACAGTATAAGCAACGCCCGGCTCTTGACGAACATTGTTTACGAACACCTCGATTTCTTGTGAACTGCCCGCAGAATAATCAAGCGTAAAACTGGTGCCAACACCGCCAGTTAAGTCCTGCTTGTTAATAGCGGAGAATGCTGTCGCAAGTGGGTTACCCAAATAAGGCATTCAAGTCTCCTTACGCGATGTCTAGGTGACTAAGAACAACATCTGCTGATGAAGCTGTGTCAGATGTTACCTTGATAACATCCCCCGGTTCCATAACCACCTTCTGATCCCCGCCAACAACCACCAGAGATGAACCCACCGGAATCGGAGCGGCCTTGACTAAGTACACGCTATCTTCCGCGCCGCTTGTTCTGGCGCTTGCATCCAGAATAACGTCAATCAAAATCTGCGAAGTGACTATATTAGAAACACGAAAGGCCAATCACAGTTGTCTCGGTAGAAGCGGGACAAGTAAATATCCAAGCAGGACTTGTCCCCACCCCAGTATCTGTTTCTGATAAAAATGAGTTTGCCATCTTCCTATCCTAACGCAATCGCAAAAGCCAAAGCCTGCGGGTCTTGTTCAACTAGATTAACCGGATTGTCAGCACGCATCAGCATAGATCATCTTCTCTGCTGGCATAGTACAGAAGATCGTCCGCGTACCCGCAGCCCAGTTTACCGCAGCATCTGAATTACTGGACTGCAAAATAGTTGTACGAGCGAGTGTTGTGCCAGCCGCCGTATAGGTGCCTATACCAACTTCAAAGTCCGTGCCATCGGTGCATGCATAATAAGTGGTGTTGCCATCACCTATCTCACCAAAAGTCTCGAAACCAGTTAAAGCACCAGCCATTGTATAGGTGCCAGTACCTGTCGTAGTTGTGGTCTCTTTAACACGGTCTTTGATAACGAGGGCCATTACTTCAACTCGATGGACAGATTGCCTGCGTTGATGCGGAAAATATCACCCAAAGCAACAGTCTTAGATACATCTAATGCACCAACAAACAAAATGTTGCCGCCTGTAGAAGCGTCAGCAATAAAAGCGTGGGTCACGGTGTAAATGGAAACTCCACTGGATGCTGAATATTCTATGTTGGCTGTGTTTTCTACTGTCTGTGCATCTGTTGCTGCACCCGCTAACGTCCAGTTGGCTGCGGTGACTTGCTGACGAGCATAGTTAGCATCTTCTGTGACGGTGTTCACTTCAGTCACAAGGCCTGCTTCTGCGTCAGACACTGCTGTGGCTAGACCAATGTAAATGCTATTACCCGGGCTAACTAATCCCCCGGCGTTGTTCTTGAACAAGAAATCTAAGATCGCATGCTCAAGATAGGTGGTGGCGGCGTTTGATGTTGCCATCGTTCTTTACTCCTGTTTAAGTGCGTGGCCTATCAGGTAGACCTCTCCTGTAGGCATCGCTATTCTCTCTAGCTTCAGCCAAATCCTTTAAGCGTTGTATTTCTTGCGCGAAGCGCTGCTCATACAACTGCAACATATCTGCTTCACCCTTCATGTAAGTATACGCTTCTACTAGCGAACCGTAAAGAAGAGCATTCGGGGCATTGCTACTAAGCCAAGATGTACCAGAAGCCGCCCCGGCGGTGATGCTGGCTGGGCGATAATAATAATGCAGTTCTACTTCATAGGCTAGATCCGGGGTAGGACCAACAATAAAGTTGTCTACATCAAACACACTGTAATATTTGGGTGTTGTGTTAGCGCCTGCATCGACAGCATACTGCTGTACAAAGTTTACGTCCTTGTTTTCAAGAAACTGTTTATAGTTTGTGGTGGTAAGCTGAAGCGAAAACGGAGCCAGATAATCAGGCGGCACATTAAGATAAGGATAGCCAACACTAAGTTGGGATGTAGCGTTCTTGCGGAATAACTCAAGATCAACAAGCGTAAAGATACGGTCTTCTGCGCCCCGGATAAATACCGGCAGGTTCGTTACAAAAGACGTTTCAAAGTTCTCTGTGAAATCTTGAATCGCTGTTTCTAGCTGTGCGTATGTAAAGCTCATTTATATCACCAATGTTACCGGGCCAGCCGTAGCTGTTCCGCCGCCGCCGCGTTGATTCCCTGTTGTAGCAGTTCCTGACGTTGCGGTAAACGTATAGCTACTTGTTGTAACAACTGTTATAACATACCCAGCTGCCTGTTCGATAGCCGCTTCAGTAAACCCATCAAACCCCAGCGCCTCACGAAACCGAACTACATCACCAGTTGTTCTGCCGTGATCTTTCTCGAACACGGTAATCACCGATGTGCCTTGAGCGGCACTCTGGAAAGGGTTCAGCGGCAGGAGGGACTCTACCGCTGATTCCGTGCGTTGTTCTGGGCGAGGCTCAAACAGCGCCTGTGGGTCAGAACCAACCTTGCGCGGCTCTAACTGAGGGTGTTTGGCTTCGTATTCATCTGGGCCGACCTTTAAGCCATTCCATTCTTTAACCATTTCGTTTAACCGATAGCGAAATCCAGAACGGTCAGAGAAACCCCAAGCACTTTTTCCAGATGCGTATCTCGCCATTAATTAACCCGAAGATATTGCAGGCTTGGCTGAAGCTTCAGCGGCACTCGATCTTCGTCCTCGTCTGCGGCACGTTGGAACTCTTCCTCGTACACAGCTTTCAATAGCTGAATGCGATCCGGTGCCTTTTTCATAGCAATATAGTATGACAGACCAGCAATCATACAAGGCAAAAAGCGGAATGGTGCGTCTGTTGTGTTCACCAACGTAGCCGCATCTTCGATACGCTTCACATAATAGTAGATAAGTGTGTCTGTAGAACTGTCTGGTGTTGCCCAGAGTGTGATCTCCGGGATAGTCTGTCGGTTAAAGTAATACTGACTTGGCCGACCTTGTGTTGTTTTGTTAGGCAGGGTCAGATACTCACCGCGTGACATGCGGCTTAACTCATAGTCTACACCGCTTCTGCGAATCACAACTTCTAGTAAGTCTGTGTAATCACTACTAAACGCATAGGTGGCTGTTCCAGCGGTCAGCGCTTGTGTGCCTTGTTTTACAGTCCAAAGGTTGACGCCGCGATTGGCCCAATCCGCGAACATAAGGTTTAGCGAACGGCGGGCTGTTTTAAAGTCATAGCCAGTGCGGGCTTCCAAGCCACAACGCTCGTAAGCCTCTTCGATGATTTCTGCTACATCAAGCTCGAAGCTAGTTGTACCCGAGGTTGCCATTTACTTTTTCCTTTTCAGTGGCTTTACACGGCGTGGCTTGCCAGCCGGTTGACCAAGACGTTTCTTCTGCGATATTCTACTACGTTTTTCAGCGGTTGTCATTTCTGATGATGTTTTAGGGGTCTTAGCAGAAACCCGCTTGGAGGGGCGGCAATATGGAGTACCCCGTTTCTCACCCTTGCCACGCCCACACGCTTTCCCGGTGCGAACATCCTTCCATTCTTCTTTGAACCATCTTTTAAGGGCCGCCCCCTTTTTAGTTTTTCGTACTGCCATTCCCGTGTCTCATCCATAACTATAAAACGACTGCGAATAAATAAATAAATAAACCGACAGACATAACCACAACACCCGCGACAAGAACTATTTGTTTCATCATTTCTTCAAATTCTTTTGCCTCTTGTATCTTTCGCCTATGCTCTGCCGCCGCAGCCTCTTTAGCTTCTTGAATTCGTTTTGCTCTTTCGGTTACAATACTCTTCCACGTTCCGTGACCAAACCTCATGTCCACTAGCGTAGCTACTTCTTGTAACTTTTCCGCCGCAATCTTCGCGTCTATAACTTCTTTTGCAACGGTGTCTACACCGAACTGTGCGCCTAGACCGCCGCCCGCTTTCCTGTTTCTAGCCTGTTGTGCCTCTTTCTCTCCACGGAAAAGATCATCAATTTGACCCGCTATCTCACCTATATCTTTAGCAGTGCTGATGTTGCTTTTTATGAAAGCAACGGATTGCTGAACCAAAGCAATACCAGTTAAAATTTCTGCAATCGGCATCTTTATCTCTTTGGTACAGGTTTACAAATAGCTACAATTTTTACCCTTCTTCCGTCAGTAATAGGCACCGATGGCTGCTGTGATAACCGCTCCGCAAAATAGATGCATCTGTCTATGTCCGCGAATCGCTGTGTCTGATCTATTAATTGGCTTCCTAAATAAACTGTTAATAAGAACTCTACCACGGCTTCAGTTCTACTTGCCCACTATCAATATACCTTGGTTGTCCGGTACTTGTAGGTTCCGCCGCTGGCTTTTTTCTTTGGCTTGTTACCCCAGTTTTTTGCACCGACTTTACGGCACTTGGCGATTGCCCCGCTTGCATACGCTGACGGGAAGACCTTATAACGGCGCTTAACCTTGCTGTAACATGCATCTTTTTTAGACCCCGGTTTACTGATTTGTTTTGACATCGAGGCTCGCGAGATTGCCATTTCTTTTCTCCAAGTAATCACCCCACAAGACACTTAGTATCTCGTGGTTTTTGTCTACCTTCACAGCGATAACTGCCGTGTCGGTTTTTAAATCCATAATTGAAATCCCAAGCCAACCTAGAAAAGCCAGCATCGCTCCGGCGATAAGTTTGTTGTCCATCAGCACTTCCATCTTCTTCTCGCAGCGCAAATACGCTTTTTAGGGGTTTTGCTACAACTAATACCGTGCATCTTCATTTGCCCGGCTGACCTAGAACAGTAAGATTTCTTGCGCTTGCCGCCGCCCGGCTGCGGTGCTTTCAATTTTGAACCTGTAGCCCGATTGTACTTAGCGCGACCTTTAGCAGTTAACCCAGCACCCCTAGATGCGGGCAGCTTTTCGCCACGTTTAACAGATAAACTAACTTGTTTCTTCTTTCTTCGCCGCCATCAACGACCCCCTAACTGAATGAACACAGTTATAGAAGTATCTGCAGGTAGAGTCACATATAAGCCGTCTTGAAATATAATGCCGTCACCCGGTATTTCCAAACCAAAAGTACCTGTACCTTTTTCATCCACTTCCAATACAACAGATCCGGAAGCGGCAGAATCATTGTCATAGAGTATGATGTGTCCAGATGACCCACTCTTGTGGTTTACTATAAAACCTTTTAAACGCCCCCGGCAGTTCGCGAGAACTCCGGAGGCGTTTAAGTGTTTTGCGATGACTTCATTACCAGCCATTACTAGGCCAGAAAAATAGTTAGTGTTGTCGAGCCGCTAATCGCAGAAACATGCACCCCCTCAGTGGCAATAATGCCATCATCGGGGATATATACTTCATTGTATCCAGCGGGAAGAGTCTGAGTAAGCAGAGTCTCTCCTGACGCGGAGCCGTTTTTTAGCGTAAACGAAGCTACACCCGAAGCAATGTAACAGCCAACAGAGCGTAAACGAGATCGACCGGGGCCGACATCACCTGTCCCTGTAGCTGAATAGGCTTTTAATGGACCAGCCATCTGAACCTCCTATTAGCTAAGAGCAGCACCAACAGCAGTTACCCAAGCAGCACCTGTGTTGATTACGATGCAATACTCGTTGTTGCCCGCGCCGTTGTCGCTGACCATATAAGCTGTTCCAACAGCAACATCACCAAAAGCTGGCAGATTTGCAGTGGTTACAACGGGGATTTGGAAACCAGCGTTTGAACGTACTGGGCCTGAGAAAGTAGAAAGAGCCATTTAGATCTCCTGTCGTGGCTAGTGTCAGCCCCACCTTGGGACTGTCAGGGCTAACTTATTATACACAAAAAAAGGGCGGCATGGAAGCCGCCCTTTCATATTCATTTTGTCTACGCTTATGCTCCCGGTGAACCGAACACAGCGCGTGGAGTCGTAAAGCCGAAT